CGTCCCCTCGTCATAGTCCATCAATGAGATGTAAATCTCCTCTTTTTCTACGTCATCGTCCCACTCCACGAAAGCGCGAGCACCGATGATCTCCTCGCCTGATTCTAGTTCGGGGGGCACTATGGTCTGATTAAACTGTAATTTCATCTCATCAGTTCCTCATAAGTAATTGCTAAAAAAAACATAAACACAACGAACAACATATAGAAAATAAAGTTTCTTACCTTACGGCGGGAGAAGTCTGACTCAATCCCCAATAGCGCGGCTTGTACCTTCTCGCCCTCCTTGTCCACATAATTGGTTTTCGGGAAGTAGTTTCCCCCGATCAACACTTTTCCCGTGTTGTAGGGCTTGAACTTCACCTCATAATTGAACCGTTTCGGCTCTTTTACCGGCTCTTTTTTTCTACGTGCGTTCATATGAGTGCCTCGGGGAATTCGTCCCAAAATTTCTTCTCGATCTGCTTTAGCTCCTTGGCGGTCATCGGGCAGATCACGGGGAATGGATACCACTTAGGGGGTGTCATCGCGCTTCTCTCCTTCCTATTTCTATAAGTCGTTTCGCTTCGTCTCGGTGCTCGGGCTTTTCTGCTGCCAACAATAGGTTTATCCATGACCCCTTTATCACTCCCTTTTCGTATTGATAGCCAGTCTCAATGTAAAAATGTTCAGTTTGATTCATTTAGCACCTCTTGCAAAGTCCCATCACATTCACCCCTGCGCCACATGTCGGCGAATTCGTCTAAGATGTTTTCGATTTCGTCATCATCAAGGTCACGCGCCTCCAGCTTGAGGCGTAGTTGTCGTTCGTTCATACAAGCCCTTTTAAAAAATCTTGAGAAAACACAATAGAACCAGTAAATTCTGCGGGAATTAAATAGCTGTCATAGCCCTCTGATTCCATGTACATATCAACGTCCTCGGGATCCATGATCGCTTTTTCGCGTATGTCGTGAACGATTGCCATCGGCTCAGAATCACCACTAATGGAAAATTCTCCGTGCGTCATGTCTCCGAACCAAATTTCTACGTGTGTCATGCCGTCACCTCCAGTTCTTCGGGTAGTTCGACCTCATCGCCCAGCTTGGAAGACACATAGCACCGCATCGCCGCAATTAGCGGGGTTGATCCGTCTTCATAAAAATTAACATTTCTCATGTGTGCGTCCCACAGCGCATCTGTTATGCGTTTTAAATCTATCCCTTCTCGCTCAATGATCGCTCCGCCTTTTGCCCAGTCGGTGCAATAACAATAACCCATGCCCCTCGATTGCTGGTACATGAATATTTCCATAAACCTAGGCGAATCACCAAATCCCTCGCACTTTGCGACCGCCCAATCAAGGGCAGCTCCGGACAGTTCTGCTGTTTTCATGCTGTCACCTCCACAAAAGCGGCGTTTCCGGTTTGCTCGCGGTAAAAGTTTGCCTCGGCTTCTGCGGCTTTTCGGGTTTTGAATCGCCCGAGCAGCGTGTAATTGTGGTTATAAACTGCGTACATCACTCCATCGCCCCCTCTGCGCGTGATTGTTCTTCGGTCTTATCCATGAGAGCTACACCATATAAAAGGTTGTTCAACATATTTTCAACCGAAAATTTGGTTTCCTCTATGACATCTGCTATCACATAATTTGGGTTTCCCTCTAAACGCTCCCAAACCGCGATTCGCTCATCTCCATCAAGCACCATCTTAAAAACCTCATCATAGGTGGCGTCATAGGGGTAATCAGAAAGCCATTGGTTAAGTGCAAATCGTTCTGCATGTCTCATTCTCATCTCTCCACAGTTTCGGGCAAAATCGCCCCATAAGCCCCACACGTGAGGCTTATAGAGTTTTATGCAGCCATCAATTCGGCATAGTCAACCGCGAGAACGTCATCAATTTTTACTCCAGCCTTGTCCCATGCTTCTAAAATTTCGGCGCGGTGTTTGCTTGCATAGGCTTGGGCATGTAAACATTCGGTTCTAATGTAGAGAATGTCGTCCACTTGGTAGCGGTTGGGCTTTTCTAAAGCCTCGGCAAGATGCCGAACGGTAAACAGTCGTGCGGCGGCGTTCGCGCTAAAACCCTTGGGGGTTGGGCGGTTTCTGCGGTGGTGGCGTTCTGCCTCTAGGTTCATCTTGAACAACTTGTCGCCGATGGTGTCAAAGTGGTGGAAAATTTGCGGCAGTGCGTTAAATGCTTGGTCGATGGTTTTAAGTTGTGCTTTCATGGTTTGCCTTTCAGTTGGTTAGTAATGTGTTGCATTGATTGGGGTTGTATCGGGTAGATTATGACTTGTCAAGCATGACCTAAAAATAAATTTAGATGTCCATCGTTTGGGCTTGTTGCTCGATGGCAAAGCCCAGTTTTTTGATGGTGTTGAGAGCTTCCCTTGTTAGGGTTTTAGTCCCAGTCAGGTCGGCAAAAAGGCGCGAAACGGGACAAGCTGGGTAAGCCTGAACGATGCCGTAAACCGATTTGGTGCGAATGATGATTTTCATGGTGTTATTTCCAAAGGATGTCGAAGTAGGCGGCGGCAAGGATGGCAAGCCATACGCCAAGCAAGAGGGCTGTGAGCACGTCCCAAGTGAAATGGCGGCGCGGTTCGGGTTTGTAGTGCTGTCTCATGCATGTATCCCCAACCATAATTCAGCCCCTAAAATGTCCCCCATCAACCACCAGCCCAAGGTGTTTGAATTGGGCATTTGGCTGTAAATATGCACTTGATCGCTGCGGGTAATCCGATAACAACCCTTACCATATTTTGCGCGTAAAGCGGCGCGTAAGTTTTTGATTCTTTCGTTTTCCATTTTTAGCTCCAGTTGGTAAGCCCTTTCGGGCGGGAATGGTTTGTAGTGCTGATTCATGCGTGACTTTCTGCTATATCACCCCATGATGTAACCCGATAGTGTCCATTTATTCGCACCAATGTAGGGGCATAGGTATCACCCGCATTTAGGTATAGGCATTCCCCTTGTTTGGTATCAAAACCCTCTACACCATGAAAATCACCTAGGGCATTCAGGCATTCCATGCGGACATCTTGCGTTTTGGGCGCGTGATAGCATTCATCTACGCGAGCCGCTCCAGCCGGTAACTTAATAAGTTGCTCTCTATTCATTAGCAAAATTTCTTTTGCTTGTTTTGCTTTTTCTCCAAAAATTTCAGATAGTTTTTTAATGCTTGGTGTCTTCATAATTTTCTCCAGTTGGTTTGCCCTTTCGGGCGGGAATGGTTTGATTGCAGAGACAATCCATAAGCCCACAATGTAGGCTTATAGGTGTCACTTAGCCCTTAGATTTGGCAAAGCTCAAACCCTTTTCAAAAATCTCAGGAAAAGCCTTTGCAAGCCTTTCTGCATTGGAGCTATCCGCTTTTAGGTATGCTTCACCAATAAGGGCGGCAAAGCTACCATGTGCGCCAGTTGCAAGCTCTAAACTTGCCTTTAACATTTCATCGTGTGTCATATGATTTTCCTAGGTTGGTTGATTGCAAAATGACAATCCAGCAGCACCCATAAGATGCTGCTAGGTGTCACTTAAAAGTTGTAGTCGTAAAACCTTATAGGCGCATCAGACAATTTAAACTTTCCACCATGCGCGTCTTTCCATCCGTCTTTGCTCAGGCGTATGCGCTTTACTGGGTTGCTAGTGTTGCTAGTGATAAACCATTTTTGATTGCGCTGATTGGAGCAATGGGCAGAAAACCCGCCAACGTGAAAGTCCAGCTTCACGGATTCGTCTTTCGCTGTATCCATCTCCCTGACTTCGATGGTCTTATCGCTGATAACGCGTACAACTTCATAAGGTGTTACGTCAGAAAATCCATACTTGTTTGCGTACTGTGTCATATGTGCTCCTAGTTGTGATCAATGTTTACTTGTAGAAATAAGCCGCTGCAATGGCGAGAGCTTCTGCTGCGGTGCGCCCGAAATATTGATGACCGCTGCGCCCTTCAACGCACCAATCATTGATTCCATGCTCAATTTGTTCCTCTAACGTCATATCGTTAAAGCTGGGGTTGTGGACTTCGTAGGCTTTCATATGTGCTCCTAGTGGTGGTCAATGCGATATTGCATTAGCACTTAGATTAGTCACTAATCAGCTTTCTCCTATAGGGTAAACCCTAATAAAACACAAAAAAACTACTGATCGTTTGTACAGTAAACAACAAAAAAGCGGGCAAATGATAGCGAAGCGGTAACAGTTCCTCATTTGTTCCCCTATAATCGCTGTAAATTCATACAGTAAATAGGATATGACGTTAACACGTAAGCAGATAGCCCAAGCATTGGACACTACACCTATTGATCAAATCCTAGGTGTATCCGATAGAGGGCTAACATCGAAACAAAAACGTTTCGCCAAAGAAGTTGCAAAGGGCGCGACTAAAGCGGATGCATATAGGACAGCATACAAATCCAACCCAGCCCCCAGCACGATAGTCACCGCGCCATATACGCTTGCAGCCGATCCTAGAATCAAACGTGAAATTGAAGCATATGAGATGGCTATTAGGGCTGCGGAACATCGAACCCCTACTGCCTTGCGTGACTTGGTGATCCATTCACTAGTCCAAACCCTCATCGATCCTGAGACCGGCGCGGCGCAGCGCATACAAGCGGCGAAAGTATTGGGCACGGTAACAGAAGTGGCGGCTTTTACCGACCGCAAAGAAGTCACAACGATAACAAGCAGCGCCGATGCTAGGGAAAAGGTCATGCATGAACTACGCGCACTCATGAATCAAGATGCGACCGATGCGACTGTGATTGACGCAGAATCGCTGATGGCCGAGCTCCACCCCCCAGCGGGGGCCACAAGTGTGGAAGAGGAGTCCCGCGCAGAATTACATACTACTCCACACGAACAAATTCCATCTTTAGACGACCCCACCCCCTCATCTGAGGAAGACCCCCCGCATGTATAAACGTTTAAACATAGATTTTATATTGTGAAAAAAAAAATATTGATTAGTGAGTCTATGCGTATTACGAGAGCGCATATGAGTTATGAAGAATGTTTACTAACAGATATGAGCCCGGCACAGAAAGAAGTCTTTTTTGTTATAGATGAGTGGTGGAAGAAGTATGGATACAGTCCATCGCTTCGGGACATTGCTTACCACAGAGGAAAGATGGGTCTTGGGAATACGAAGAAGATCGTGGACAAGTTAGTAGAGTTGGGAGTGATAAAGAAGCTCGATGGAAAAGGTAGAACGATAAGACCCGTCTACATAAATTTTAGGAACTTGGAATAGTGGATATAGAGAAGCTAGTAGGGGAGTTGCCTCCTAATGAGCAGGAGAAGATTTTATCTTGGGTGTCTACTTATAAAGAGGCGCTTGAGAGGGAGAAGTGTGAGCAGAATTTCCTGCCGTTCGTAAAGAAGATGTGGCCGAGCTTTGTACATGGCCGTCATCATGCGGTGATGGCTAAGGCGTTTGAGGACGTAGCTTCTGGGAAAATTAAGAGGCTGGCGATATCCTGTCCTCCTCGGCATACGAAGAGTCAGTTCGGCTCTTTCCTCTTCCCGGCGTGGTTCCTTGGAAAGTTCCCGGATAAGAAAGTGATGCAGTCTTCTAATACGTCCGAACTGGCCGTGGGGTTTGGTAGGAACGTCAGGAACCTCGTGATGAGTGAGGAGTACTCTAAAGTATTCCCGAATGTAAAATTAAGACAAGATAGTAAGTCGGCGGGACGTTGGGCGGTGAACCAGTACGGAGAATACTTCGCTATTGGTTTGGGAGGTACGATGACCGGTCGAGGTGCGGATATTGTAATTATTGACGATCCCCACTCGGAACAAGAGGCGACGATAGCCTCTCATGATCCTTCGGTTTATGACTCGGCCTATGAGTGGTATACCTCCGGTCCTAGGCAGCGTCTCCAACCTAACGGGGGGATAATCATTATCGCTACCAGATGGTCGGAAAGAGATCTCATTGGGAGAGTTTTAAAAGACGCAGCCGAGCGAGGTAAGGAAGATGAGTGGCGAGTGATTGAGTTTCCCGCGATATTACCCAGCGGGAATCCCCTATGGCCTGAATTCTGGTCTTTGGATGAACTGTCCGCCTTGAAGGAGGAACTACCCCCTTCTAAGTGGAATGCTCAGTATCAACAAAGTCCTACAGGAGAAGAGGGTGCAATCGTAAAGAGGG